ACTCCTTATGCTATTGCTATAATTGCGGTTGATGCGGCTGCTGCTGGAAATTCAATTGTGAAAGTTCCACTAGTAACTGTTTTATCTCCACCAAAATTAATAGCACAGATTGATCGATTAGTTGTAAATCCTGAAATAGCAGTAGTATTATAAATCAAACATCCTCGTGCAGTAAAAGTAGCTGATGTCCAGTTGGTGTCTGAAAAATCACAAATCGCTGTATCACTATCTAAGGTAGGATCAATATTTGTTAAAGTATTTCCTCCCCCTGTGTATCCTGAAGATGTAGTTGTAACTTCATAGGTATTTGTAGGATCCGCAGTTGCGTCTGATGGTGCAGTGTAAACCGTTGTTGATTTACTTAAGGTTGCTGAGTTGCTTGAATATAAGGCCAGTTTGATAGCATTTCCGGCAGGCGTACTTCCAGAAGCATTTAAAATCTGTCCTCCCTGTAAAATTTCTTCCTTGAAACTATTACAAATTGCTGATGTTATTGCCATATTAATCTCCTAATTATTGAGGCGGCGACTCGATCGGTATACGAATAGTACCATCCGTGTAATCATCTCGTCTTCGTCTCCCAATTTGCTCAGAAGCAAATTTTTGTAATTCTTGTTTATATTTATTTTCGTACAATGTCAATATATCCATTGGACCTTTTAAGAAGCCATATGCCTCTACCAAACAGGCATATAACAGCCCATTTCCGAAATATTGACTTATATAGGTTCCACTGGTATTTGTTACCAAACTAGTGGGCATAGCATTAAAATGAACTTGAAATTTATAGGTACTATCAGGAACAGGGGCAAACATATATTTACCTGAAGTAGTATCACTTATCGCGGTTGCTCCACCAAATTGAGCATAGTATTTAGGATTTCCAGTAGCAGTATTCGCAGCTACATACTCATTTAAAAAAGTCTGGTCTCTCTTTTGTAACCATGTATTAGCTCCAGTAATTACTGAAGTTGAGGTATAAACCTGTATTCCACGGGTAAATAAACATGCTGCCGGACAATTTATATATTGTTGTCCGGTAACTAAATTTCCTTCTTGTTGTTTTCTATCTGCATCAATTGGAACATCTCTCATAATTCTAAATTCAGAATTTTCAATAAATCTGCTTAGAATAGCACCAGTAAAAACAGTACTGTCTACTTCAGTATAACTTCTAATGTCAGCTTCTAATGCTGAAAGTGTATATCCTGCCATTATTTCCAACCCTTCGTAGCAATTTTAGGAAAACCGCTAATTAATCCACCCATAGCTTTTTTAACTGGTTTATATGGTTTAGAACCCGCATGTCCTGTAGGAACTCTTTCACCTAGAGATTTTTTATAATTTGGATCTTGTGCCCAAGGTCTCCTGTCTGTAAATTTTTTCTTATCTAATGGAACTCTATATCCTACTTGAGGACCTTTGTTTGTAATTTTTATTTTACCATACTTATCTTTTCCTAAAACATTATAAAGTTTATCCTGTTTTATTTTTCCCACACCTATATTTTTAGATTTAATCTTCTTAGGTTTAATTTTTTTAACTGTTTTTCCTACGGCTTGTATAATTTTTTTAATAATCCCTAATGACATTATGCTTCTATGGTTACCGGTCCAACGGACACTGGAAACCCTCCTCCTTCTATTCCTCCTGTTGTAGCTGTATCAGTATCCACAACAAAATAAAACCAATCAGTAGTAAAATCTGTATCGCGAGCTCCACTAACCCATTTACCTGTTCTAATAGTATAGCCAGCAGCCTTCACAATATTTGCACCAGTAATTCCATCAAAATTATCTGGATCCGTGTAAGTACCAGCTGTGCTGGGCATTCCTCTAAATCGGTAAGTATCAGAATCCGTTAAGCCATGATTAGGTGCATAAACATTTATATAAGAAGAACCAGATGCATAAGTTGTAAACGGATTGTTAGGTAATAACTGAGTGACAGCCGGAGCTGTTCGTGATGGTTTAGCATGTTGTAAAGCTTGAGGATCTGCTCCATGAGGTCTTGGATCTACTTGTGGTTGTTTAGGTTCATATTCAGAATTATGTACCCATGCTCCAGTCCATTCCTGTACCATTTCTTTATAAGGAAAAGCTACTCCGGAACGATCTGAAATCATTAATGAATATCTACCTTGAGAAAATTTCCCCATTATATATTTGGATAGTAAGTTTTCGGTGTAATATACGTACTTGCCGCTGATCCATCCTCCGCTAGTGCTCTTAGTAATTCATCTTCATAATAAAGTTTTAATTCTTGTGATCTTTGAGGTGCATATTTTTGTGATAAATAAAATGCTAATCCTGATACCATAGCAGGTATAAATCTATAAGGAGTATCCGTTGCATCTGTGTAAGTTGAATCTGCATCTTGAATTCTTCTAACATAAAAAATGTTAATGTAATTATCTGCTGCAGTCGAATTAGGAGTGGGATAAATTGTAAATGTGACATTACTTATAAATCTTTGAACCCAAAATTGACTTGGAGTTGATTTAGTTAATTTATTCGAAAACGCCGCATAAGTAGATCTGTCTACTTTTGTTAAAGGTAAATCTGTTTGAGTAGTAGTATTATAATTATTTCTATAAGAAGCTAACATAATATCAGCAATCCCATAAATACCATTGGTCGGAGTAGTGGTTGTACTAGTCCCATCGCTACTAGCTCTATAAAAAAGGTATTCGGCTTGACCTTCAACTAAATCAATATTAGTTGTGCCGATTTCCCAAAAGTGAATTCCTCTATTTCCCCATTCTTGAAAGAGAACGTTTAATGATCTTCGAGCGCTTAATAATTGATGACCCGCAGAACCAACTAAGCCAATTCTTTCATAAGCATCTGCAATAATATCATCAACTGCAAATGTCTTATCAAATGTATAAGAGCCAGATGTTGTATTTGCCATCTAATCTCCTATCCATAGTAAGCTGTAAATGAATCTATAGCTGATAATGTGACAAAAGCAGCAGTGCTAAAATAGACTCCATTACCGCCAAAATTAAAATTTAAAGTATCGTTACTTGCACTTCCACCTTTAAGATGAATTTTAATATCACCAGATGCAGCAGTATTATCGTGAATAGTAATAGTACCATCTGCTCCAGTTAGGTGTGCATTCAAACTTGTAATTCTAATTGGTCCAAGATTCGTGGCTGATCCACCTATAAATCCTTGCAACCTACCTGTACTTGTTAACTCTATTGAAGCTTTAACATTAGATATATTTGTACCCATAATTTTCTCCTAATTTTATGAGCTCCCGAAGGAGCTCATAAAGTTTATCTATTAAGTTCCGAATGGTGTTGCTTGTGTTGCAGATGATTTTATATATGCTTCTACAAAATATTGAGCACTAGCTACCGCTGTAACTCTAACAAGAGTTCCCACAATTCCACCTGTAGTAGAACCATCAAAACTCATTGTAGTATCAGAACCGCCAGGAAACCAATCTTTACCAGTTGCTGCAGTAGTCATTAGACTCCTTGCATAACCAATCAACAGATCAGTTCCATCTGTTTTAATTTCACCCGCTGTAAACGCAGTTTGAACAATAAATGTGTAAGTAGCTCCAAGATTACTTAATACATTGTAATCATTTCCTCCAGAACTTTCACCTGCACTACCAGTTGTAATGCTAGGCAATGTCCATTCACCCGCAGCCAAATTGCATAGCAAAGGTCTGCCGGCATGATCATTCATTGTTAACGTTGCACTTGCTGTTAAACTAACAGCTGCAGTAGGTCCGAAATTAATAAAACCATTTAATGATCTTACTGGTCCCGCGAACGTTGTTTTTGCCATAATTATAATCCTCCTAGTTTTATAGATCTAGTCTCTAGGCCGTCGACTATACGCGTCTAGATCTAATTAATAATTGTATAGTAATTAATCTATAACGCAGATTTGCGTATAGCGCAAGGTATCCCTACAGAAATGTGTGATTTTTGACAGCGCTTAAGTGGCTATCGAAACTTCGGGCTTGGAATCGTGTACTTTAATTTGAAGAGTGTCTTCTTCAAATTCTTTGGCAAT